GATAGAATCCAGCTAATTCTAGAAGCACAGGATAAAATATCCGCCACGCTTGCGGAAATAGAAGGCAAACTCAACGGCGTTCAAAAATCAACCAAAGGATTATCCGATACATTCAAAAAATACCTCACCGGCGCGGCCATTGCTAAGGCGTTCAAATTTATTATTGACCAAGCGGCTGAAAGTGAAAAGGCAATCAATGACCTAAAATTCGCAGTTGACGCTTCCGGCGGCTCATGGAAAAAACTTGAAGCGCCAATGAAAGCGTATGCGACGCTGCTGGCCGATACCTCCACCTTTACTGATGAGGAAGTTATGGGCGTAATGAAAAAGCTGGTTTCCGTGACAGGCGACTCGACGCAATCATGGAAAATGGCAAAACTTGCCATAGACATAGCCGCAGGGGGGTCGGTTGACCTTGAACAAGCTACTAAGATTTTAACAATGACCGTCTCCGGGAATACTGAGGCGGCTGGACGCATGGTAAAACAGCTTACCGGATTAAACCTCAAACTGCTTGAAGGCAAAACAAACGCCGAAAAAACTCAAATAATTTTTGGCGCATTGAATAACCGATTTAGCGGGAAAGCGCAAAAAGACCTTGAAACATACGCAGGGCAAATAGCCACATTAAAGAAAAACATCGGCGAACTTGCGGAGAATATCGGCGGATGGCTGATCCCGGTACTGGTACAGTCCGCGGAGGGCTGGAACAAATTTTTTACAATCCTGCGGGGGGAACCCTTAAAAACAACCACGCAAAAGACAATGGAGCTATCACAAGCAACCGCGGACGCCAAAATCGCCGCGATTCAGCTGGCGAGCGAACACAAAAAAACCGCGGACGAGATATTCAAAGAACAGGAAAAAATAAAAAAGAAAATTGAATCCGTGAACAAAGACATTTTAGCCGATGTTGAAAATAAATTCGCGGCAATGAAGTCAGAAAAGGATATTAGCTTACAGGAAGAAATAGACTATTGGGACAATGTTATCGCAACCGCTAAAATCAAAGGGGAAGGATTGGTAAACATTCAGACTGATCAGCTGAACAGGATCGGGAAACGAAGGGAAGGGTTTCAAAAAGATTTTATTGACAGCTTTACAAATGGTTACGACGCTATTGGCGCGATTACTAATACTTGGGCGAATCAGGTTGCCGGTTACATTTCAAATGCTTTTTCTGGCACTGGGATTGATAAACTACTTGGGGGGATAGGGCTTTCAGCCGGGGGAATATTTGGAGGAGTCGCAGGATTCATTGTTTCCGGGTTTACTTCATTATTTGGACAGCAAAAGTCTTTTGCGCAAATGGTTGAAGACGCTTATGGATCGATGGTAGAAAAAACAAATAAGAAAATAAATGAAATTGGAAGACAAAAAACAGAAGCCGAAAAGAGGCTTGAATTACTGGAAACATTAAAACCGGAAGAAGGGGAGGAGGGCAAATATTTAAAAGGAGATACTGCGGCGTACCTCCGCGTGTCAGAAAAAACCTACGCGCAAGCGCAGACATATTTATTAGAGCAATTATTAAAAACACAGCAACAGCAGTTAGAATTTTCAAAAACCAACTTGCAAGACCTAAAAAAACAGCGAACGACCGACGCCGAATCATTAAAAAAACTACAAGAATTATACATTGAATTAACAACCGCCCCACAGTCAGTGACGTCAGTACTAGCAAAAATTAATGATCCAAATATCATGGTGTCAATAGGGGGGAAGATGGATAAGTTACAATCATCAATAGAAGCGGCTGATAAGTACATCGCAGAACTTGAGGCCGGGAAAACTATTGATGAGCTGGACATATTAAGAGAAATAGCTGAAACCAAAAAAGAATTAGGACTCCCCTTTGCTTCTGGCGGGATCGTTACCCACCCGACCCGGGCAATAATCGGAGAAAAAGAACCGGAGGCGGTAATCCCGCTAAGTAAATTAGGGAATATGGGCGGAGCGAATATTACAATCTCAAGCGGCGCGTTTGTTTTAAACGGAATTAATTGGACAAATGAAGATCAGCGCAAGAAAATAGCAAAAGACCTTGCGTCATACATTACAAGCTACACCAGCGGGATGACAACCACGCCCAGAGGCGCAGAGAGGTTTGTTTAATGCCGGCATATACAATCACCTTACATAATTCGGGATCAACCACCAGCGCGGTTATACGCTACCCCACGGAGGAAACCTCATATCCGAAATTTCCTAAAATATTTACAAAGTATCAGTTGTCAGACGGAAGTTTTTCGTATGATACGCCGACTTATTCAACTAAACGCCGATGGGAAATGGAAATTATAAGAGACGACTCCGGCGACGATTTACTCACAAACTTAAAAACATTATTTGACTTAAACGAAACGCTTTACCTGGACGAAGACGCGCTGGTAATTGAAAGCGACATTGAAGTTTTTTTTGAAGCCTTTGAACCGACATATCAAATCGGTGACTGGTATATTTATAGGGTCGCATTGCAGGAGCTTTAGTTTATGCCCCCAATATCTAATGCTTACGATTACCTTGTCCGGGAAGACGGAGACTATGTTGTTCAGGAGGACGGTAGCTATCTTATAACTGCGGACAATACTTTAATCTCAACCATAACAACTGCGTTCCAGGCTCATCAGGCGCAAAGGGTACGGCAGATTGACGGAAAGCTAGTAATAATTTCACACGCCAGGCAAATCGGCTCATTTCAAAGTTACGCGAAAGAGTTAGGGGGAGCAGGACACTATAAGCTAGCGCAGGCTTTTATCCCGCCTAGAAGTATGGATTTATTAGCCATAGAGTTTATGGTAAAAGGAAACGAAAGCAATACTGCGTATATTACGGGACGGATTGAGGGGAATAGCGGGGGGAACTTGCCGGACGGTGTCAGCGCGGGAAGTTTTTATTTATTTCCTCCGACAAACGAGGACTGGAGATGGAAAAGAATTACCTTTACGGCAGCAATAGCTTTAACTGCCGGAACGACCTACTGGATAATTTTAGAAAATAGTCCAACAACTTCCGATGAAAACTTCTGGGTAGCGGCTGATGACCTTGGCAGTGAATTACATTCAGCGCGATATATCTCATCATGGATTGAAGACGCGACAAAATGCTTAATGATCCGCTTAGTATCTGATGTTGAATCAGAGAATGAGCATGTGATCCCCGATATGACCACCATGAAGATTGTCAGGGACAGAGACATTCCGGCATATTCTTTTGTAGCTTCTCTGGCAAATAAAGACAATCAATATTCGGCTGGGCAGATTTACAGCTCATTCATGGAAGCTGGCAAGAAAATAAAGGCGTACATTGGTATGAACCTTAACCCTGTAACTTACTATCTTGCTTTTGTTGGGCTTACAGAAGACTGCCCGGCCGGACAAGGGTTTTGCGAAATAAAAGGCGAGTGCTACATGAGCAAACTACTCACTGATAAGATGACGACTTCCGCCCTTGGCGGACTTTCTTACGAAGCCGCCCTGCAAGATGTTGCAGAACATTCTGGAATAACCGATTTTAGCTTGAGAGTTACAGGAAAAACCGTAAAGGCGAATACTATTTTTCAAAACATGCTGGCAAGCAGCGTTGCGGAGAAAATAAGAGAGGCAACGGTTGACCGCTTGCAGTTCAAAAATACAACGACAATGTATACGACGGCAAGGGCGAAAGCTACAATTTCAACTTCTGCCACGCCGGACTATGAAATCAACGAAGACAGTTTTATCCGGGACATAAAAGTCAACACGAATAACGATGTAATGATAAACCGGATAACAGTAACAAATGACGAGAACGGAGAAAACAGTTCGGACGGAGAAGTTCTTGACATAGGGGCGTATCAAACTATTGGTAGTGGTTCTGCCACACTCGGAAGTTCAACCGAAAGTTCAACAGTAAATTTTACTTTTTCTCAATACTCTTGTATTTACATTGGATGGGATAACACCGGAACGAACAGTATGGCAACCGAATTAACCAGATATTGTGGAGGAACAGGAACTTATGGAAGTATGAGTTTTGATATAACGAACCGGAATTATCCTGCCGGCACAGCAAGCTATGTTTTGACAATTAAGGGATGCCCGGTGAGCAACGCCGGAACAAATACGGTTTTAGTAGAAGCATACGACCAAGAAAGTGCAGGGAATTTTGGAGTTTATAACGAAAGAATTGATAACCGCATATTTGCGGGAACAACAGACGCGCTAGAATTTGCAAACGCGGTGCTTGATGAGAGAGCAAATCCTCGGCAAATAATTCAGGCAAATTGCAGGGGTATCGTTGACATCTATCCAGACGATATAATTTCCTTTAAGGACACAAGGGCGAACCTTGATAATTTAGCGATTGCGACTTTGGTTGAGTTAAATTACAAGAATGACCCTCCAGAGTTTTCAATGTATATTGAGGCAGAGAAAATGCCATACGAGAGCGTGGCAAATAATTTTCTACTCCAAGAAATAGGAGGAACAGCTGGACATGTAACACAAGAGAGTGGAACAGCTTCTGATAATTGGATACATTTATAAAAAAAGGAGAAAAATAAAATGGCAGATAAAAAGATTTCGGAATTAAATGCGTTGACAGCGGTTGCGGATGTGGATTTATGCGTAGTGGTTGATGACCCAACAGGAAGTGCGGAAACCAAAAAGATTACGCGGGCCAATTTGTTGGGATCTGAAACAATAACAATAGCGGCAGGGAAAGCTTTAAAAACGGATACCATAAGCGAAACAACAGGAGCGGCAGGGGTAACAGTGGATGGCGGACTCCTGAAAGATGGAGCTTTTGAGGGTGTAGTTGAGGGTAAGTGTATTGATGTTGCGCAATTTTCAAATAATACAATCATAGATAATGACACTAATTCTTTGGTGTTTGATTTTGTGCCCTCTAAGATTGTTTTATCTTTTTCCGGTGGAGGAAAATTTACAGGAGTACCAAATCAGGGGATTACGACTGGACATACTATAATTACAATAACAGGGACAGACACGATTACTTCTGTTTGTAATGCTACTGCTTATTATCAATTTGATTCAGCATGGGTTCATACTGCTGCTTTGGGGGATACTGTTAATGTTATATATTTGTATGTAGGAAGAATGATAGCTACTGGGTCGGCTACGATATTAGGAACAGCTACTTGGACAACCGCAACCAAAACATTGCTGATTACATATCAAGAAACTTTTACAGATACATCTTTTACAAACTTAGAGGTTTTAGCGACCGCTTACAAATAAGGAATATATGAAAAGAATATTGATTGTTTTACTTTTAGTTTTAAGTTTAGCAGGAATGGGTGGGGCGGAATCGTACCTTTATTTAGAGATGGATAAGTCAATCAATGGCGCTTTTGAATATCGGCTACCAAAGATAGAGTGGAATTTCTACCGGTCGCTTGGTAAATTCTTTGGCCAGCCGTGTGTTTATCTTTCAGAATTTGAGGGAGCATTAGTGTATACAGCGCCGAGGGCTTCCATATTCTCATTGAACCATCACAGCCTTGAGGCAAATTGGAATTTAGGCTTAGAAGTTCAGCCGTTCTGGGGAACGATTTCAATTGGAGGAAGACAATTTCTTGATGGCAATAGCGATGGCATACCGGCGAACCTTGAAATGTTCAATCTTTTGAGGTTAGGAATATCATTCCCATGAGCCATGCACTAAAAGACAATGGAAGATATTTGGGGGTGGATCCCATTATCAGCAATTCAACGGTTGGAATTTGATAAAAGATTTTCAAAAATGATGGCATTAAAGGAAAAGAAAAAATGACAACTGAAACAATAGAATATAACGGGATTAAGCCAGGCTGTGGATTTGGCGCAATCAATCGCGAGAAGATTAGGGAAAGCGAACGGAGGATAGCGGATATTGAATCTAAAATATGGACGATAATATTGTTATTGATAGGTAATTTCGTTGGAATTGTAGCCAATTTGTTAATAACAATGGGGAAACAGTGATATGTATAAAATATATATAGGATAGGTATAATTATACCTAAAGGAAAATTTTAACATGAAAAGAGGGCTGACAAAAAAAATTATAATCCATCACAGCGCCAGCACCCGGGATTTTACCATAATTGAGATGATCCGGGGTTGGCACAAAGAAAAAGGTTTTTTAGATGCCAACGGAAAAGCTGGGTATCACTGGATCATAACAGGCGATGGGCACGCCCACGCCGAAAGGAAAGAGGACGAATGGGGGGCGGCGGTTAAGAACGCAAACCATGACAGCATTTCAATTTGCTTGACAGGGAACTTTAACCTTGAAGCCCCGAATGATAAGCAGATAAATACATTGATTGAACTATTGATAGTATTGGTAAAGAAATATAAATTAAAATACTGGAACATTTATGGACATCGGGATATAAAATGGCTATTTATTTTTTTCACGACACAAACCGCCTGCCCGGGGAATATCCTGTATGCCAGACTACCAGAAATCAGGAAAAGAGTCGCACTCGCAACGGAGTTAAAATGACGCTAAAAGAACTTGAAACATGGCGAGCGGAAGAGGATCGGCTCCGCAAAATCTGGTGCGAAGATCATTACGCGACGCACAGGCTTAAGTGTGACGCCTGCTACTTGGAATATTGCCGGAACAGGGAAAATCAATCACAGCCGACCCAAAATCAGGGGCAGAGCCAAAATTACCACGATGCAAAAATGCCGGCAAGCAATGAAACCATATAATCCAACATTGAAAAACAAAAACACACTAGCGACTCAATATTCTTGGTCTAATAGGACAATTCAGTTTATTATTACCTAACATGACAAGGAGGTGAAATATGAGGTTCAGCTTAAACAAAGAGGATATTATAAAAATTCTGAAAGGGGCGGTTATTGCAGGGGCAGGCGCGGCTGGAGTTTATGGCCTTGAAATGATTCCGAGCCTAAATTTTGGCATATGGGCGCCGGTAGTAGGGGCTGGCTGTTCGGTTTTGGCAAACATTTTAAGAAAATGGATTGCGGACAATAGTAAGAAATAATGAAAGAGGCCGGGAAAATCAATCAAAATTCCGGCCTTTTTTACCTTATAAAACAAAAATAGGACTTTACAAAAAGGGAAATTTAATCTATAATACCACTACCGGAGAAAAAATGAGCAAGCAGGAACAAGAAGAAACACTGGTCAAACTAACGAATCGTAACCTCGCAAAACTACTAGACAAACTAGAGGGAATAGGCACAGCCGAAATAATCAAAGACGCAATCAAAAGACAATTCTGGTTTTTCAGCACCGATATTAAAAACCAGGTCTTAACAATCCCAAGCGAGGAGCAAGAAAATGGACAAAGACAAAGAAATTAAACTTCCGGCTTTTTTATTATACGCAAACGATTATCTAGGAAGCACCGCAGAAATGGAACTAGAAACCCAAGGGGCTTATGGTCGGCTACTCTGCTATCAATGGATTAACGGCGGAATACCAAAAGAAAAACATAAAATAGCAAAACTATTATCTTGTAATAACACAGTTATAACAAGGATATGGAAAGAACTGGGATGTAAATTTATTTTAAGCGGAGACCGGCTTATCAATAAACGACTAGAAAGCGAAAGAGCAAAAGCAATATTACACAGGGAAAACAAATCAATAGCAGGCAAAAAAGGGATGGAACGACGATGGAATAAGGATAACACAGCTATAACAGAACTATTAACAAACCCCATAACAAACGATAACATTTCAACTTCAACTTCAATTTCTATTTCAAAGTCAATTACAAATAATAATAATAATATTAAAGAGAGAGAGTTAAAACAGAAAATTCCGGCTATCGCCGGAACTCCGCAAGCGGAGTTACTCCAAAACTGGCAAGAATTATACCAAGCCAAAACCGGACAACCATTTAAGGCAGACAAAAAGGACTATGTCCTAGCTACTAGACTTTTGAGGGATTTTTCCGCCGGGGCGGTTTTGGAAAAAGCAAAACTACTTTTTGAACTGTGCAACTCCACGAAACCATGGTTTGCCAAAAGTATGGCGGATTTTACCATTGGAAACTTATCTGCTCATTGGAACAAAATAATAGAGGAGGTAAAACATGACGGGAAACAGTGCGGAATTAGCGACGCAGAGCTTGCCAGTTTTATGCAAGGACGGGAATAAATTAACCCAAGAAAAGGGATTGGAATTTGCCCGGGCGGTCACCAAAATGTCTTTAGCGAAAAACATCAAGCTTGCCGAGGGAACGATCGGGGTATGGGAAGAATGTTTAATTGAAGACATCAAAAGCGGGATCATGGACTTTGAAGACTTTATAATAGCGACTAAAAAAATAATCAGGGAACCACTATTTAATCGCATTGACTATGCGGACATTTATACCCTTGCAGTAGAAATCGCAAAAAATAAAACCTTACGGCAAAACCCAAGTCCGGTTTGTTTATACAATTCAATCCCGGAAGAAGTAAAAGAAATGGCAAAAAAACTAGGAAGCAGACTGGCAACATCTTGCGGCGAGACATTAGGAAAGGGAAAAAATGAAAAAAATATTTAACATATCAAAAACGGAGTGGGAGTGCCCTAATTATAAAGGGCATAAATGGAATTTTACAAATTATTGAATCAGCGATCAATAAAATGAAAGAAGTTGAAAATATATTTGACGAAGGGAGGATTTTAGAATTGATCTGCGCAGACTACCTCTCCGGGGCATAGTTACCTCTAAAAACATCACCAAAAAATAATAGTTGACTAACAGTTGAGGATATACTATAATTATACATAATTATAGGAGGGCAAGTAAAATGGGAAAAATAAAAAACATATACAAATGGGCAAAAAAAAACGGAGTAAAAATAACAAATGAGGGAATAAAGGGAAACAAGAACCCCAACTGGAGGGGGGGGGTGTCGGAATATCCCAACCAAAGGGAAATGATGAGAATTAAAATATTAAAAATAAAAGAAAATAATGGGAAATGTGAAGCGTGCAGTGAACATGCGGACTACATACACCATATTGACAAAAGCAAAAGCAACCATACCCCGGAAAATCTTATGCTGATCTGCCGATCTTGCCATGCCATATTACACAGGGGCGACCGCTCCGAAATAAGGACAACGAAGTGGAAAAGGTATTTTGGAAAAAGCATAAATGAGATAGCGGGGTTGCTAAAAATAACCCCAAGCAGGGTCAGGTATGAGATATTGACGAATGGAGCAGAAGCCCTTAAAAATAAATTATCTTGACAAACATAAGGAAATCATATATAATTAAAGGGTAATCAGGAAACATAAGGGGGTGAAACAAAATGAAGACAATATCAGAGACGAGGTTGAGCGAGGAAGACAAGAAAAAAGGGTTTAGAATAATAACCTGCAACAAAAAAGCGGCGATAATGTTCCAAAACATAATCCCGGGGTGGATGGAAAAGCTAGAGGATAAGGAATATGATTTTTTGGTGCGAGATACAATGTTTGGGAAATACTGGCTGAATACAATTTAATGGGAGGTGATAAAAAATGAGCGAAAAGGAAATTGAATTATTGGGAACAATTGACGGGATTGACTGGTCGGAAGCGTTAGATGAAATGATAGCGGAGTAACGGTAAGGGGGGCTGGCTTACCGTCAGCCCCCAACACTCCAAAAAAAAGGGGGGAAATAAAAAATGAAAAACGAAACGATAAAAGCAACAGGGCAAGCGTACGAGTCTAATCGGGTCTGGCACGGATCATGGATCAATACTCCCCCGGGGGATATATATACCGCCTATTATACGCAAGACGGGGTTGATGACGCAGGGTTGTTAATATACCCGGGAGTATTGCATATCAGTCGTTAAGGAGATACTGGACGAGCAGGGGGAGATATTACCGATAGAGGATCAATCCTATCCCCCGGAGAGTCAGCAAGCCGTCAATGATGGCGACGCCTCCGCCCCGGATGCGCTTGAGGAAGATTACGACTGATCAAGTCCAAGCTCATGGATCAGGAAATGAGAATCAATAAATATGATCTAGGAAGTTACTCAAGCCTGATAACCGAGACAATAAAGGAGGAATATATGACCAAGAAAAAGTATAAGGAATTAACAGGGGAAGACCCGGAAAACATGTGGGGTGAAGATTGGAGGAACATTCTGGCGGATCTTGACGAAAAAGAATGGAGGAAAACATCATGAAAAAAGAATTTTGGAGAGGATATATGCATGCAATGATCGCTTTATATACCGGATCCTGCCGGGTACTGGATATAATCCATTTACAGGAATTGAAGAAAAGCATTAAGGAGGCAAAATAACCGTGAACAAAATAATATTGACCGGAAGACTAAACGCTGATCCAGAAGTCCGATATACAAAAGAAAATGTACCCGTTGCTCACTTTACCCTTGCGGTTAACCGGGCAGTAAAAAAAGAAGAAGAATCAAAAGCTGATTTTATCAGTTGCGTTGCCTGGAATGGGTTAGCAAAAGTCTGTGGGGAATACCTACAAAAAGGCCGCCTAGTGGCCATAGAGGGAAAACTCCAGTTGCGAAAATACGAAAAAAACGGCAAGCAGGAATCAATGACTGAAGTGCTAATTAACAATATGCAGTTGCTGGACAATAAGTTTTTCAAAGGCGGAATTAAAAAGGAGGGGAAAGTATGAGCCAGATTTTACAGGGGATATCCATGCTAACATTGATAGGGTTTTTGGGATACATGGCTTGGAAAGCGGAAAAAACAGGGAGGGAATTTGAAGTATTAAACCTTGAGGTCGGCAAGGGCAAAAAGATTTTATTGAAAGTAAATTATTAAGGAGGGAAATTAAAATGGACAATCAAGAATTAGTACCTATTCAGCCAGCCAATCAGTTAATGGTAGCCCCGGCAGTATCAGCCGAGGAAGGGATAAAAATTTGGAAACAGTACCAAGACTTGAAAGAGAAGATCAAAATGCCGGAAGATGTTCAGCGTATTCAGGGCAGGGACTTTTTGAAAAAAAGCTACTGGCGGAAAATAGCTCGTTTTTTTAACCTTTCCGTTGAAATTACAGAAGAAAAGAAAGAAGAGCTAGGCGAAAGATGGTTTGCGTACCACTTCAAGGCACGGGCGACCGCTCCAAATGGCGCTTTTGCGGAGGGGGTCGGATCCTGCGATAACAAGGAAAAACAAGAGGATAACTCCATTCACAATACACGATCAACCGCTGAAACACGAGCCTGGAACCGCGCAGTCAGTAACTTGGTAGGCGGAGGCGAAGTCAGCGCCGAAGAAATGCAAACATCAAGACCGCAGAAGCCCCCAATTGAAATGCCGAAACCATTAGAAGCGACAGGAGAAGTGAAACCCCTGATTTACCAGACAGAAGACGGGAAAATCGAAGCCGAGGGAACTCTGGTAAAATTCTATGTCAATGAAACCAAGAAAAAAGACAAGAATGGCGACATAATTTTTGTCACCAAGCTAATTCTTACGAACGGGAAAGAGGAAGTCGAGATTTCAAAGTTCGGTAAACCCAAAGAATCACTCAAAGAGGGCAAGCGGCTGCATTGCCTTGACATAAGGACTTCCGAGTATAACGGGGTACCGCAATATTTAGTGGACAAAATTGAAATAAGATAAAAGGGCATGGCGGCGGCAGATTGCCCATACCAGGATTTGCCGCCCCAGCTCAATAAATATGAAAATAGAATTTAACCCGGGAGGACATCAGTACAAAATTGACGGGAAATCAACGCCTAGCGTTAGCCAAATAATCGGCGCGGACTATTCCCACATAAGCGATGATATCTTAAACCATGCCAGAGCCATTGGAAATGCGGTGCATAAGGCTTGCGAGCTATGGGACAACCAGACTATCAACCCGGACACGATCTCACCTATTATCGCGCCATACCTATCTGCATGGAAGCAATTTAAAGAGCAGACCGGACTTCAAATCCTGGAAAGTGAAACCCCCATAGCCTCCAAAAAATGGGGGTTTGCCGGTACTCCGGACCGGATCGGTAAAATCAAGGACATGATCGTAGTCGTGGACATCAAATCAGGGATATTGACGCCATATGCCGGACTTCAGACCGCCGGATATAAAATAGCATGGGAGGAAATAAACGGGAAAAAAATAAAAAAAAGACTAATAGTACAGCTCACAGCAGAGGGAAAATATAAGATGACGCCGTTTGAGGATAAAATGGATGAGGGGGTTTTTATCAGCTTCGTGCAGGTTTACCAGTGGAAGCAGAGAAATAAAATATTATAGGAGGTGAAAAAATGCTAGAAGAAAGAACAGGGCTAGATAAAGACAAGGCGTATATGACTGCAAAAGACAGGGTTATAGGATACCTAGAGAATCCGGCAGAAGCCACGGAGAATGTTGCAAAGGTGGCGTTGGGATATATGTCTATTGCGTCAAGACTTTATGCTTCACTAAGGAACAATGTTTCAACGCAATTCAGGATATATCAGTTTATCAGCAAAGACCCGCAGGAAGTAAAAAAGAGAATTGAAAAAAGTATGCCATATTTAATAAAATGAAACGGAGTATTCTGTTGTCGGGTACTGTCGCGTGTAGTTCAGTAGGGGAAGGCAAGGTAAAGTAAAGCTTTAATTAAAGGGGGCAATAAAAATGAAAAGTATTTTAGTATCAATTGAAGGACTGTCTGATCTGTTGATGAATAAGTTTAACGACTCCAGCATTACGGTTAAGGCGAAAAAGCAGGTAGGGGTTGACCAAAAAACGCCAGAGTTTGTTGCAGAAAATGCTACCTATCGGGACAAGGATAATAATATTTTTATACCGTACACCTGGCTAGAGGGAACACTCAAAGGGGCTTCTGTAAATTTTAAGATGGCGGGCAAAGGAAAGAAGACCTATAAAAACATAATAGGAAGCTCGGTGGCAGTAAACCCGCCTGAAATATTATTATCGCCTCAAAAGTATGAAATATTTTCAATAGCTGCTGTGAATAAAATTATGAAATCAAGAGTAATGAGCCACCGTCCAAGGTTTTCAAACTGGAGTGTTGAGTTTGCCATTGACATTCTAGACGATACTTTATCACCAGAAGAAATAAAGCCAATGCTTGAATATGCTGGAATGTATATAGGGATAGGAGCATGGAGGCCGGGGATTGCGGGCAGATACGGCAAGTTTCAGATTACAAAATGGGAAGTAATTGAGAAATGAAGTGTTGTGAAGCATGGCCGAGAACGGTGTTGTAATGCTATGACTAGCAAAGTAAGGTAAAGAATATTATAAAAAGGGGGATAAAATGATAGAAGTTAATGAAGACCAGAAAAGCGTTATCGTTGAAGCGGAATCAGTGGCAACGAAATTGTCGGGGATAGTTATTACGAATAATGACGAGTACGCGAACGCCGGGGAAATCTTAAAAACAGTTGCCGGCAAAATAAAGAGACTTGAAGAAATGCGGCTTGAGAAAACCCGCCCCCTGGATAAGTTAAAAAAAGAGTGGATGGAGTGGTTTAACAAGCCCCTGGAAATGTTAAAATCAACCGACAGGGGAATCAGGCAGGCTATGCAAACATACTATGCCAAGCAGGAAACTAAGCGCCGGGAAGAGGAACGGATCCTCCGGGAACAGGCCGAAAAGGAAGCTGAAAAGATCCGCAAACAAGCTGAACGAGCCGAAGCCAAAGGGAAGGATGGAAAAGCGGAAATGTTAAAGGAAAAGGCCGAGCAAATACAAAACATCACGCCAATGGTGGCAAACAAAGTTGAACAGGTCAAGGGAATCTCAATGCGGAAGACATGGAAATTTGAAATAGTGGACGCTAAGAAAATTCCTCCAGAATTTACTTGCCCGGACGAAAAGAAGATTAGGCAATATGTAAATGCGACAAAAGGAGAATTTCCCATTGCCGGAATACGGATATATTCAGAGGAGGCCCCCTCTGTAAGGAGCGAATAATGAACGAAGCAATCAATGGGATTTTCAGCGGACTGGCATTCGTTGGCGTAATATTCCTTTATTTCCTGCCATCATTCATGGCAAGAGGGAAAAAACATTACAGCGGAATAGAAATATTAAACATATTTCTTGGCTGGACAGGTTTGGGCTGGGTGCTTGCCTTGATCTGGGCGGTATCAGACGAGGACAAACCAAAGACGACTTGAGATAACACTAAGGTTATGCTATAATATTGCAAACGGAGGTGAATAGTAAATTGAAAGAAAAAAAAAGAATATTGCGCGGGGCAAGGGTGGAGATGGAAGAGTTACGACTAGGCAAAACTTTAGAGGAAGCATTTGAGCCGTACCTGCGCTATAAAGCCCCGATCCCTGTTATAGCAAAAGAGCTAAAATTAAACTTGCCTAATACTGAATATTGGATAAGAAAAATAAGAAAAGCCAAAAAGGAAAAATAAATGGTCAACCATAATGATAGCTGGGAAACCAGACAAAACGCCTACAATTATGATAAAAGTTATGCGGATAAAACCGAAAAGGCTCTCTATTCCGCCGGATATCAACTCCAAGACCTTGGATTCAAAAACAAAATCAATCAACCGGTGGAAAGAATTATGCAGATTGATCCCATTATAAGAGCATTACCGGATTATATTTACTGGCATGAGAATAAATGCGGACTAATGGAAGCGAAAATAATTGCCCGGAACAATATATGCCGGATAAAAGCAGATGATATGCGATCCTATCGGCGATATAATAATCTCATGCCCCTACTCTTTGCCTTTCATTCATTCCAGACAACCCTGACAGCGCTTGTCCCTTTTGGTTTGACGGATCAGGCCTCCACACTAAAGCAATTTCAGACTAAGGAATACAGCGACAATCATAAGCCCTATTATGAGATACCAGCCGAATGGATCAAACAAAACCAAATAGGATGTTATTATCCATGACAAATATATCTCGCTTGCAAGACATATCGCCGGGAGCTAATGTAAAAGACCCCCCACTAAATGATTATATTGATATGCTGGCGGAACTAAAAAATCAAATCTCAAACCGATTGTTAGATATTGGCAAGTGGTTATCCTATCTATACGAATCGGAAAAATACAGGGAACAATTTGAAACCTTTGAAGAATTTTTAGGCACTCCCGAATTATCATTCAGCCGGGCGGTGGCATATAAGAGCATGGCAGTTTATAAATTTACAGAAAAATATAAGGCGGACATAACAGGAATTGACGGCGACAAGGTATACCGGATAATTAAGCCGATAGAAAAATCAGGCAATCTTGAGGAATGGCTGGAAAAGGCGCGCGTCCTCTCCCGAAGCGATCTTGCAACCGAGGTAAGGCAATTCTGTGGATTAGCCGAGCACGATTACGCTAAGCACTCAAGCGAGCATGTCAAAGAATGGCTATATGAATTCTGCCCCAAAAAAGGAATCAACCCAGACGAATTAGAACTAGAAGAACTACTCGGGCAATTTTTGAAATGGTATAAAAGGAATTTAACATGAAAAACAAAACCGGGCTCTACCTCATCAACTGTAATTATTCGCAATATCTGCCGTGGGCGCTCCGATCCATTGAAGCGCTCACAGTTCAGCCGGACGTTCTGGTCTTTATTGATGATGCTTCCACGGATAACAGCGTTGAGATTATCCATAAACATTTTGGCCATATAAGGTTTGAAGAATTCATAATCAACCCTGAAAACGCTGGCGCGGTTTGGACTATGAACCATATTGTTAAAATTTTAGGAGAAGAACATAGTTGCAATTATGTGTTTGGACTATCAGCGGACGACCTCTTGCACCCGGACTACATCAAAAAAACAAAAGAAGCACTTAACAATGCGGACGAAGCCACCGGATGGATTTATACCCATGTCCGGCGAATTGGAGATGAAAACTCTATTGACATACACCCAGAATGGAATAAGGAGCTCCACCTGCGAACGCCATTTTGCCACGGATCAAGCCTAATAAAATATGAAGCATGGAAATCGGTTGATGGATTGCCTGATATTGACAAGGAAGAAGACTGGCAATTATTCAAAAACCTTTCGGCACTGGGTTGGAAAGGAAGGCTCCTGCCAGAGGCATTGTTATACTGGCGCAAACATCGTGACCATGCCCGAACAGTATCAAAAAATCAAGGCTGGGAATTAAGAGGAGGGAAAAAATGAAACAGTATAAATGGGAAATAGTAAAACGCGGACACGATAATATTCTTGAAAAGAAAACCATCGGCTATGATCTTGAAGATTTGATTTTCCGTAACTTACTTGAAATAGGAGAGGGAACGATCATTGATGAAGGGGTAATCCTTTGCCACCCGCTGGCAAACGGAAATATCGCAGGACGATTAAAAATAGGTAAAAATTGTAAAATCCGCTCCGGTACGGTATTTTACTGCGACGTTGAAATCGGAGACAACTGTACCTTCGGGCATAACGCCGTGGTCAGAGAATGCTGCCGAATAGGCAATAATACAAGCATTGGCACTTTGGTTTCAGTGGAAAACAATACCATCATTGGAAACAATGTAAGCGTTGAGACAGCTGCACACATCACCGGACACGCCACCATTGAGGACTATGTTTTTATCGGAGGGTTTGTTGGCTCTACTAACGACCTGACGATGAAATACCGCAGGGAGGGACACGGAAAAGGGCTAAAAGGGGCGACCATTAAGTACGGAGCAAGAATCGGAAGCGGGGCAATCCTTATGCCGGGGATTATTATTGGAGAATATTCAATCATAAACGCAGGGGAAGTTGTGAGAAAAGATGCTCCTGCCCGGCATTTAATGTTTACAGAAAAAAACGAAGTAATATATAAGCCCCTGACAAATATTGAGGAAATAAAAAAATAATGTTCAGTAAATCAAAAGAATATGAGGAAATCATAAAATTGCTATCAATCATAAATGAAAACATGTTTTCAATAGCAAAGACAATGGAATCAATCCAGCGATCAATGCTACTGATTCAGTCTACGAATTTACAGCAGACGGAGCTGGCCATAATGACAAATAAGGATATCCACGACTTTACGACCTTTGCCTGGAATAAAGGAATAATAAGGAATTAGGCGTTTATAAAAAGTAGGAGATTAAATAATGGAAAAAGAATTGGTAGAAATAATTAAATTGGTTAAAAGCGGAATGGCAATAGGCGGCGACAAGCTAATGACGGAATTCCCCAAACTATGCCAGCAAATATTGACTTATGGTTTAATCGTTAATGGGCTTGTGGCTGGTATAAGTTTTTTAATTTTACTTACGATAATTCCTGTTGGTAAAAGATTGTTTAAATGGGCAGAAGATGAAGACATGCGCCCAGGGTTAGTGTTGTTAGTATTTTATCTAATTCCCTTAGTATTTTTATTAGGGTGTTTTTTTGATTGTATTAAAATAATCATTTCACCCAATTTATATCTTCTTGAATATTTAAAAGGAATAATTTAAATGGAAGTAATTAAAATTGAACGGGAAGCATTTATGTTAGATCAAATAGAAAAAAATAAACTATTGGCCTGTCTACGATACTGCAAGCACCGGTCATTAAAACATTTTAAGAATAATGCCGGGGATATAAAGTTTATTGAATACATGGTCCTCCATTTAGAAAAGGAGACCGAATTAAATGGGCGTTTGTGATTGCGACTTATGTAAAGAAATAAGGGCATATAAAAAGGCAGTAGAAGAAAACGACAAGGAATATCTGCTCCGGCATTTTGACCATTACCTGGACATAGGCATGGACTTAGACTGGCAGAAAACGAAATTAGAGGAGCTAAAGAATAAATAAAATGATTAAATTTTTACACGCGCAGTTTGAAACTTATGCCACGCCAAGTTTAAACGAAATTCTCGGCAAACGCTGGGCGGAATTTAACTGGAAGAAGAAATATCTGAAAGCATTAGCCGGGTATGAATGTTACAGGCTTAAAACAAAAAAGAAAATGAAAATTAGTTATTACCGGTATGGTAGCAGGGAACTGGATCATGATAATTTTGTGGGTGGCTGTAAACCGCTCCAAGATACAATCAAAGAAAAGGGGATAATCGTAGATGATCGCCCGGAATGGCTGGAAACTGAATATTATCAGGTTAAATGCAAGCGAGGACTTGAGAAAATGGTCGTGAGAATTGAGGAGGTGGGAAAGTGAAACATCTTTTAATTCTTTTAACGGTGATTACTCTATATGAACCACTAGGTGCGGGTGGATTGAGGCCAATAAAATATCTAGAAGTAGTTGACTACGACATTTCAAAACCCCCGGTTATTAAGTTTATTACCAGCAACCAGCATGAGATTATATTTAATGGATTCTGGAAAGTTGAACAGTTACAGGAAAGAAAATGACAAAACACGAATGGATCGGAATTACGGGCAGATGTATACTATGCGGGGTTAAAGTGTCCGGTTCTAAGAAGTTTTGTATTGAATGCGCGAGGTTAATGAAGAACGCCAGAAAACGCCGGGATTATCCGAAATACAAAAAGAAGATTAGCGCATATTATAAGGCGTGGTACAAAAAGCACGGGAGGAAAAGAAAATGATTGACCGATATAAATTAGTGAAATTAATAAGTGAGATTGATTGGATTGAAGAACATATAGAGGTTACAGCTGATAAAATCCTTGCCCTTGAGGAGAAGCCGGACTGGGAAGACATAGTTTATAAAGTTAGGTTTGCTCAATATGATGGGGATGCGGAATGGACAATCCCAGTAGAGTTTGGTGACAAGAAAATTAAAATTTGCATTTATGAGATTAAAAGTGCTTCGGAGGAAAGCCAACCACAAGGGGCAAGAACGTATTTGGCCAGCAATACGTCCGACAGGGAGATTAAGGAGTAAATAAATGAATAATTTTAATAAATTTGAAGAAGGACACTTAAAGATGTCAAATAAGGAGGATATATGAAATTGATTTCAAAAATTTATTGCTGGTTATTTGGACATGATATGGTTCCTGAAGGATTCAATTTACCAATTCCCCATGATGTTGCAAGGAGTTATGTGGGAGCATATCGTTGTATGCGGTGTGGGAAAGTACATCAATATCAATATGATTTATAAGGAGGATATATGCGAATAATAAATGCGGAAGCCGTTGAGAAATTAAATTAGTACGTTTTCTTTTTGGCTGCGGAACGATAAGAGATTAAAGAGGAGGGAAAATCATGAAAATAGAAATTAGAAATCGCTGGACTTCCGAAATTATTATTGAGGGGGATTATGATAGTGTAAAGGATTGTTTGGAAAAAAAGCGCGGTAGCAACTTGCGCGGTATCAACTTGAGCGATAGCAACTTGCGCGGTATCAACTTGAGTTATATCAACTTGCGCGGTAGCGACTTGAGCAATAGCAACTTGAGCGATAGCAACTTGCGCGGTAGCGACTTGAGCGGTAGCGACTTGAGCAATAGCAACTTGCGCGGTAGCGACTTGCGCGGTAGCGACTTGAGCGGTAGCGACTTGAGCGGTAGCGACTTGAGCGGTAGCGACTTGAGCGGTAGCGACTTGCGCGGTAGCGACTTGAGCGGTAGCGACTTGAGCAATAGCAACTTGAGCGATAGCAACTTGCGCGGTAGCGACTTGAGCGATAGCAACTTGAGCGGTAGCGACTTGAGCAATAGCAACTTGCGCGGTAGCAACTTGCGCGGTAGCGACTTGAGCGGTAGCGACTTGAGCAATAGCAAAATTTTGGTTACTCAAAAGGATTTATTATTGAAAGCCTTAAGAATTGAAATAGTGGAGGTAAAAAAATGAGTAAGTTTGAAGTTAGACTTTGGAAACTTGGAGAGGGGGGAGGAATAGATTTAATTGTCAAGGACAATCTCATTAGTGAGTCGGCAAGAATGGTTATAAGTGGTGGAACACCGTTTTGATGGAATTGAATTATTGGAGGGGAAGAAATGAGAATAATAAATGCTGAAAAAATAAAAAATATGAAAGTGTGTTGGAATAATTGCCAAAGTGAGGAAATGAAAATAACACAAGCAGGTTACAATCAGGCCATAAAAAGTGTCTTAAAAGAAGCGGTGGAGATAACAGAGGAAGATATCCGGCATATTATTAACAGTCCGATGTTAGACGGCGGGAAACTTTATCGCCAAGAAACTATTAAGAAGTGGGAGGAAAAATTAAAATAATATAATGCTGAAATAGTAGAGAAAAAATTCAGATATGAGGTTATGCCGGAATGATCCTAATAAATAGATTTAAAAAGTGGGTAAAAGAAAAAACAGGAGATGATTTTAAGAATTTAAAGTTGACCTCATATCTTGACGGCGAACCGTATTATATGCACAAAATTTGGGACTATGAAATATCACTCAAAAGATATTTAGATGAGGAGGAGTAAATATATGAATTATTATTGCGTGCAATGCGGGAAATTGTTAAAAGCATATCAAAACTGTTTACTTTATTGCAATGACCCCAAATGCCCGGGTTATGGCTTATTCCAAATCGGAGTTGAGAAAAGAAAGGTGGAAAAATGAAAGAGAAGCTTATATTTTGGACGCTAATTATTTTAGCATTAATTGGGCTTACATCTTTAATGGGGGACATTTTTAGTCTTATTATGCGAGAGAGTAATTCAAAGGTCTATTTTCAGCGCGGCGAACTGAAAGCCCAGACACTCGCTTTCAATTTCCTTAAAAAGAATTACGGCGAGCGAGCGGGGCAAGATTATCTCAACTATTTAAGCGTGCAGAAAAGCGGGAAAAACCCGCAGGGAATAGGAGCAGTATTAAAAAGATGAAATATTTTTTGATTCTTTTAACAATTATTACTATCTATGAGCCAGAGGGGCTGTCTATCAGGCCAAAGGAATATTGTGTAAGGAGCTGGAGCCTTTATGCTCCATTCTCCGTCAAATTTAAGACCAAAGACAATAAGGAAATCATATTTAATGGAGTATGGAAAGTGGAGGAAACAAGATGAAAAGTTTAGAATGGGCTTATTTACTGGACATATTATGGGATTTAGTGGCTGGCAGTGGGGTTAGTCAAGACACAAGAAGAAAACTTGCAAGATTAATTGGATATGTAGGAAAGATAGGAAGCAAAAAGAGGAGGAAAAATGGGAATAACTAAGCAAGGTTTATTTTATGATGTTGAAGATAAATTTATAGAAATAAAAAGAAAGATAAAGGAACAAGAAGAACTGTTTATAAGAGGGAAAAATATAACTTTAAAGTTTTTACAGGCATGTCAAAAAGAAGGGATTAGGTTAGTGGCGATTGAAGCGGAGTGCAAGAGAATCAAATCAAGTGTGGATTTTCCTTTTGGAACTGGGGGAAGTGTTTTTGCCGATAAACAAAACAAAGATGAAAGGCCGGCAATTTGGACGGTTGTGGAAAAAGTTGGTATTTCTGGCGGAGCAGGAAACGGAGGACAACATCAGATAACTTCAGCAGAGCTAATTAGTGGGGTTTATGAATTAAAAAATGGTAAATGGAGATTTTTATAAATGGCAAGACCACGAAAAAAATGTAGCTCACTGGTTAGGGGAAAGAATTATGAGAATAGATAGGAGCAGTGCTTGAACATGGCAAGACCAGCAAATAGCGGAATTAACAGCCGCAGGGCAAAGAACCCTAAATGCGATAATTGCGGGAAAGTGTTGGAAAAACCTAAATACCCGAAATATTATTTGCGGCAATTTTCCTTTTGCGGGGTTCCATGCTCAAGGGCTTATCTTAAAAGAAAAAAGATCGGTTATTTTGCCAATATGAGTTTGAAATAAGGAGGAACAAAAGATGGGAGAGGAAACACTATTTGATCTGATATGCCCGGAAGATACCAGAAAAAAAAGAGAGAAAAAGGTAACCCCCTGCCGATCCTGCGGTGATCCGATTTATTTTGTACGCACGAAATTCGGGAAAGATATGCCGGTAAACGATGAAGAGCTATCAACTATAATAACCGATAATGGGAATGTCATTAAGGGCAGGAGGCCACACTTTATAACCTGTCCAAACGCACACCTATTTAGAAGATCAAAAAAAGAAACAATGGAGCCAAAGGAGGTGAAATAATGACAGTATGTAGGGAATGCCAGAACCTAATGAACAGATCGCTGAATAATAAGATTTATTATTATGACGAGATCTGCACAATAATAGAAGATGGGAACCGAATCCTTGGCGTCTATAATTATCATCAAACGCCGAAACCGCATCAAAAAAAATGGATTAGTCTTCAGACTGAAATATGGTGCAAGCGGAGGTGGAGCAAGGAATATAAATTGACCGAAAATCTGGCCGAGCACCCAATATGGGAAGGGATAGCCAAAACCGGCCGGAGACAGAAAAAAATATGGAAAACCTTAGAACCACAGGCGAAATGCGGAAATGCGAAGCTTAAAGATTAAAGGAGGAAGAAATGGAACCAAAAACAGAATCACAAAAATCAAGCAAGGCGGTTAAAATATCCGGGCAGTTAAAGCGGTCAAAATTCCGCATAAACGAGTTTTGGTTTAGCGAGGGAGACATTCCAGCAAAATACCCGGTTAATATCTTTTTGCCGGTAGGAATATCCAAAGAACTCGGGATGGAAATGGCCAAAAAGAAAGCGGATAAAAAAGGATGGATCAAAGCCGAATTGATTTTTGGGTTCCCGGAAGAAGAGCCAAAAAAATCAAAAGACAAATAATAGAAAACTTCAAATGAAAGGCCTAAAAGACCGGACTCGCTACCATGCCAACGAGAAAGCGCTGGATCTATATGCCATCATTGACCCCAACGAGTATCTGGCGAGCCTACTCCACAATGCGCTAGACGAGCTTTCGCCGATCCAAAGGGATATTATTCAATCCCGCTTTGGGATTATGCCATATTGCGAACGCCTGCCGTTTGAACTAATAGCAAAAAGACACCATATTTGCCGGCAAAGAGCCGCCCAAATATACCGAAAAGCCCTGAAAATACTCAAAAGCGCTAGTACCCGGCAATTATTTTTGAGAGCTAGAAAACTCCAAGCCTACTAGCGTTTGGTCGCTATTTCCCGGTTAGTAGAGCCAGAGAATCAATAACCGGAGGGTATTTTGGAAGCGACAACCCCCACAAGTAAAAAAAGACTGTCAATAAACGAGATAGCGAAAATCTATAAAGACAAGGCTGGGAATATCTCTGAAACCTGCCGATCCATTGGAATTGACCGGAGAACATGGTATGACCGCCTAGCACTTAACCCGCGCTTCAACGAGAAAATGAAAGCGGTTGACGAGGGATTGATAGACTGGGCGGAAAGCCAGCTCAAGATGAATATTTCACAAGGCAAGGAAACATCACTAATATTTTTCTTAAAGAACATGAAACCAGAGGTTTGGAAAGACCGGCATGAAATGGACTTCACAGGGAAATTAATGCTGGTGGATGTAGACAAATAATGATAAGATTGAAAGATAAATCCATAAACGGAGTAATCAGCGCGTCTCCGGAAAAAAACGGGCTCCCAAAAAATGGAAACTCCTGCTCTGACTGCCCCCGTGTCAACAGGAACTCCCACGAAGCAAAAGCTTCCCATTTTAACTTGATTCTAGGATTAGCTTAGGAAGAGTTTTAATTTAAGTCTTTTATGGAGCCTGTAATACTTTTTCTCCAGAAGCCCGAAAGGGGGAGTGGGAGGGAAAGACGGGGCTATGGGCTCCACAAAAGATTGAAAGGGAGAAAATGAAAACTGAAACAGTAGAGTTTTCAAAGCTGGCCAACTTCACGCCGAAACAGCTAGAGGCTGAACGGCTTTCGGATTTACACAAATACTTTCTGTTTGGCGGGGCGAAAATGGGAAGTAAATCATACTGGCTTAGATGGCGACTCCTCCGACTTCTGCTCCGGGCTGCAAAACTAGGGTTCAGGAACTGTAAAGCCGCTTTATTCTGCGAAGACTATCCAACCTTAAACGACCGGCAGGTAGGAAAAATTGAAGCCGAGTTCCCGAGCTGGCTCGGCAGGCTCGGAAGCACTCAAACCGACGGGCTTTGTTTTAAGATCAGGCCGGAATACGGCGGGGGCGCATTACACCTCCGCAACCTTGACGATCCATCAAAATATGATTCCGTTGAATATGCTTTTATTGCCGTTGACGAACTCACCAAGAATACCGAGAGGACTTTTACCCACCTGCGCACTATCTTGCGCTGGACAAATATGGACTGGTGCAAATTTATTGCGGGAACCAACCCGGGCGGAATCGGTGGGGCATGGGTCAAAAAAAGATTTATTGATAAACAATATGAAATAGAAGAAAAAGAAGCCCATCAATTTGCTTTTTTGCAATCACTCATTACCGACAACCCCTTTGCCAGTCAAGCCTACATTGAGCAGCTGGAATCTTTACCCGAAAAACTTAAACAGGCATACCGATACGGTAACTGGGATGTTTTTGAGGGTCAATTTTTTACCGAATGGGATCGGGCGATTCATGTAATCCCATTTTACCAGCCGGTAGCATTGCGGAAATACCTTTGCATGGACTGGGGATATAACGCTCCATCTGCGGTCTACTGGGCGGCGATTGATTATGATAACAGGCGGATCCATTATCGGGAAATATATCAAAATGAATTGACACCGGAGAATCTTGGAAGTATGATAGTGCAAATGACCGACAAAGACGAACACAGGGAAATCCTTGGAATGTATTGCGATCCGTCAATATGGAGCAAGGACGCCGGGAATACGGAAATAGCCGTAAGAATACAAAGAACCTTTGACGGCTTAAAATTCCCTGTTAAACTTATTCCGGCTAACAACGACCGTGAAGCCGGAGCGCTACAAATGCGTGAATTACTCCGGCCATATAAAAACATGGACGGGAACATGACTGCCAAACTTCTCTTTACAGAAAACTGTACCCATGCGATAAGAACAATTCCGGGAATGGTACACGATAAGCAAAACCCTGAAAAATATTGCACCAAAGGCGAGGATCATAGCGGCGACAGCGTTCGGTATGGCCTATCCTGTGATAGCGCGCCTAAGCCATCACTCAAAGGAGCATTAGAAATCAATAAAGGAATCCGGCAATTATCAAGCGCCGGAGCGTACTGGTAAAAGGAGCTATAATGCATAGCGATATAGCAACAAAAATAAAACATCAGAATAAAAGAATAAAAAAATATCAACAGCTTGAACCTGAAATGTCAGCCGACATAGCCTACTGGAAGTCGCCATATTATGAAAACAGTTATTACGAACCTTACAACCCTGACGACCTACTCCGCAAATTCGGCGGGAATAAAGCTCTTGATAAGTATCAAAAAATGAAACAGGACGACGCGGTAAAAAGCGCATTATTCGTTAAGAAATCGGCGGTAGTATCATCAGGCTGGGTAATTGAACCAGCAACGCAAGAAGAGAACGATAAGACTATCGCCGATGACCTACAAGAAAATATTGAATCATACTATTCCGGCAATTTTGAATCCGGGATCTTGCAAATACTATCCGCGCTTGAATATGGATTCTCAGTAAACGAGAAAATATTCGGGGTTGAAAATAACCGAGTAGTCTTAAAAGAACTAAAAGCAAAACCCCCGCATAGCTTTGAATTTCATACCGACCCATTCGGCAATCTTAAACCAGATGGATTTAAGCAGTGGACAAATAACGGCGGACTAATTAGTCTGCCGTTAAATAAATTTGTTTACTATCCATACAATAAAGAATTCGGGAACTGGTACGGCGATTCTGATTTACGAGCCGCCTATCGCTCCTGGTTTTCAAAAGATATTCTGATTAAAGCATGGAATATTTACCTTGAACGGTGCGGAGTGCCTTTGGTAATCGGGAAATACCTGGAAAGCGACTCCAGCGAAGAGCGATCAACCATGCAGAACATAGTTGACAATCTCTCGTTCAAAACTTCCGCACTAATCCCCAAAGGAGCGGACATAGAATTCAGGGAAAGCGTGCGCCAATCAACTTCCGACTTCAAAAATGCTATTGATTCGCACAATGCTATGATTATGCGATCAATTCTCGTTCCGCGACATCTAGGATTTGACGAAACCGCTGGAGGATCTTATGCTCTTGGCAAAGTCAACTTTGACGTATTCGCATGGGTAGTCGGAAGGATCAGAAACGAATTACAGGAAATAATCAACGAGCAAATTATAAGACCGCTAACGATTTATAATTTTCCCAATGCTAAAAACTTCCCGAAATTCAAATTTAACCCGCTAACCGAAGAGGACAAAGACCTAAAATCAAAAACCATTATTGAGGGAATCAGAGCAGGGGCAATCAGCCTTGACCAGGAATCTGAAAACTATCTGCGCGGACTGCTGGGTATGCCGGAAGCTGTAGAACAGGAACCGGTAAAGACAAAAACCGAGCCAGAACCAAAAGAATACAAATTCAAACGGCAACTAAACAAGTATGAAAAAAAAGTAGATTTTGCACTTATTCAAAAGACCTTAACTACCGATACAGATGAGGCAATTCTGGAACTCAAAGATCAATTGCGTAAAATCAGAGACGATTTTACAACTCAAATTGTAAGAAAAAAAATCGCCGAGGATAAAAACATAGCGGCAGTAAGCGGGATTGAATTCAAATATATCCGGGAGCTATCGCAGAAGATTGAAGCGATCCTGCGCTCGGCTTATGACAACGGCAAGAAATCCGCAAAGGACACTGCTAAAAAAGCGGACTTCGTTTCCAAAATCGGACTAACAAAGGGGAAAGCCATGCTCTGGATAAAAGAACAAAGCAAAATATTGACCGGGAATATATCTGAAGCGCTTCAAAACAAATCAAAGCAAATTATTCTTGACGGATTAAGCCGCGGAGCTACCACGAACGACATCGTCAATCTTGTTGACAATGCCTTTGAACCCTTTGTAGCAGAAGAAGGCTGGGAAGGATCAGTAAAAGATGGAATGAAAATGTACACAGAAGTGAATACCACTATCGCGCAATCATTTTCCAACGGGTTAAGGGAATACAATCTAGGGCTTGAATCAGAGGGCTGGATTGAGGGGTACGAATATAGCGCGATCCTTGACGAAGCTACCACCGAGGGTTGCGAAGAACTGGACGGGCAGATTTACGGTGTGAGCAATATTTACTTAAACGAAATCGCTCCGCCGAGACATTGGAACGCGATTGTAGAGGGGGAAAAAGTACAGACCAGCAATGGAGAAGAAAACATTGAGAAAATTAAGGTTGGGGACATGGTCATAGGACATACAGGAAAGATGCGCAGGGTTTATGATGTTATGAGCCAAGCCGCCGATTCGGCAGTTTATGAAATTGAAATGGACAATGGAAATAAATTAAAAATTACAGCAGAACACCCGGTTTTAACAGGAAAGGGATGGAAGCGTGTGGATATGCTTTCGTGTTCGGATTTGATTGTCGGGGTTGAAGATGTTATAAATAACCCTGTTAGGGTTCACGAATACGCTATTCTGGTGGACGCGAATAACCTTGAATCCGAGGGAGGACAAATAGATGTCGCGGACTAAATCTCTTCTTTTCCTGTCTTTATTCCAGTGGTTTTTTCCATCAAGCTCCAGTATTAAGTTTAATTCAGGGAAAAAGAAGTCAGCAATATATCGGCCAAAGGGTTTTTGGAATTCAAAGGAAAGATTTCTTTTTTTGAGTAAGTTTATGCAGGCAAACTCATGCTTGGTCGGGTTCTTGCCATATGTCTTTGAAAGAGTAGAGACCATTTTTTCTATTATTTTAGGGTGGTGCATTGGATTATTCTTTTTCATAGAGTCTGAATGTTTAGCATGTGCTAAAGAATTATTTTTATTTAGTCCTTTTGCCCAATGCTTAAAATGGTTCTTTTTGTTTATCGCCGCATCACGGGCAGTTCTGGTAGGCAAATTACACAACTTGCATTTTCCATATATCCAATCGCGGCTCATTCCGATCTTTTTGGAAATTTGTAAAACAGAGAAGTTGTCTTTCCAGTGCAGTTTATTAAATATTTCTACAAAGTTTTTCACTCTCTACAATTATAATGGGGGTCAGGCGTTATGTCAATAGGGATAAAAAGCATAAAGAAAGTCAATTATTCAGGCAAGGTTTATAATTTAGCGGTAGAAAAAGATGAAAGTTACATCGTGAATAAGATTGTTGTGCATAATTGCCGGAGTACTCTCGTCCCGGTATTCAAAGGGGAAGAATGGATTGAATCAGAGACTCTTGATGTAAAGAGGGAATTTTAATGCGATTAATTGATATTGATAAAATACAAGACGGTGCTATAATAATGCAAAATGTTCAAGGAGAGTGGGAATCTTATTTCGGGGGAGGAACAGGCTCTAAAATAAGAACAATGGAAAAAACCGAAATTGAGCAGGCATTAAAGGAGGAAAAATAAATGGTAAAATACAGCCCAGAATCATGTCCGGACGGAGTAAAAATGCTAACAGAGGAAGCACAGGGAATGTGGTGCGGAATCGCCAATAGTGTCATAGAGGGAGGCGATACTGAAATGTTCGCGGAAGCGCGTGCATGGCAAGCGGTAAAAGAAGCATGGGAAAAAGATGATACGGGAAACTGGATCAAAAAAATACCTGCTTCCGCCTATACCCTTGACGATCCGACCCATAAAATCACCGGGATTGAAATATTCGCAGAGGGCAAATGGAACGGGGACGAATATTCCATTGCCGACCTTGACGAAATGATAAAAAATTTCAATCAAGGCGTAATCAAAAATGTACCGTTAAAAGTAGGGCATGACCCTAAGCAGAAAGTAGCTGGTCAGCCAGCGGTAGGGATAATTGAAAGGATATACCGGTCAGGACAAAAACTTTTAGCCGATATTTCAAACATTCCAAAAACAGTGGCTGAACTTATAAAGAAAAAAGCATATAATTCAGTTAGCGCGGAAATCGCATGGGATGTTGACTGGAACGGATCTATCTTTACCCGACTATTGACCGGAGTTGCATTGCTGGGGGCAGAGATTCCAGCAGTCAATGTTTTATCGGAAATCCCGTCTATCTATAACGCGAAGTTTTCCAAGGTGGCTACATTCGGCCTTAACGCCGATGGCAATATAAACATGCTGGAAACAGCAAAGGAGGATTTAGAAATGGAAAAGATAAAGGAACTTGAAGCTAAAATCGCAGAGCTTCAAAAGGAATTAGACGCTCAAACTGCAAAGGTGAAAGAATTTCAGGCGGCGGAGGTGCTGGCAAAAGAAGAACTGGAAAAGAAAACGGTGAAAGATTTTACCGCGAAACTAATCGCGGACAAAAAAATACTTCCAGCACAGCAAGAAAGAATTGAACGCTCCTTAATTGACGCGGACAATTCCACTAAAAAGGAATACTCTATCGGAGAAACCAAAGTAGAGGAAACATCTCGCGACAATCTTATGCGGCTATATGAGGGATTTGAGAAGCTTCAATTATTTAGCGAGCAGGGCAGAAGCGAGGAACACAGCGCCGGGGATAATGCCGAAAAGGCAATCTCACTCGCAAAGAAATACGAATCAGAAAAGAAAATAGGATTCAAAGATGCGCTATTACAGGTATGGAAAGAACACCCGGAATGGGAAGAGAAAGCAAAAAATATAAAATCTTAAAAGTAACTGCTAAAACCAGAATAACCGGTTGCAGTGAAAGCGGAAATTAAAAACTTAAAAGGAGGTTTTTAACATGGCAACAAGTTTAGGCGGAGGAATCGGAGAAGTAATCAGCTTTAAAGCTGAATCGGATTTATCATCGTGTCAATATTGTGGAGTAAGAGTAACAGCGGCTAACACCGCCGGGACTTCTTATATTTCAGGAACTGATTATCTGGCAGGGGTTTTGCAGAATAAACCGGAAGCGGCTAGTAGCCCTGCAGATGTTCAGATCAATGGCGTTACTAAGGTTTTAACTGGTGGAACTTGCGCGGCAGGGGCATTACTAATTTGCGGATCAGATGCAAGATTCGTTCCTGCACTAACAGCGTCGGATGTGAACTCTGTGTTTTTTGTGCAGGCACTTGAAGCGGCAACGACTACCCAAGCTAGCGGTGGCGGGGATATAATTTCCGCGTTAATTAAGAACTTTGTCGGAACGACTTCATAAGGAGGTAAAAAAAATGAAATTTCAATCTTTTAATTTTGCGGGAAACAGCTATACCGTAAAAAACTATGACCGAGTAGCTACCGATCTTTACGTTGATAAACCGCTTACCAATGTCTCAATCGCATACAAGAATACCGACTATATCGCTGATCTTGTAATTCCAAGAATACCAGTGGGACAGGAAACCGGATTGATCTGGAAAAAGAACTTCAATAACTTCTCGTTAAAGGATATGCAGAGAGGGGAACTATCCAAATCCAAGCGTTCAGGATATAGCGTTGATACCGATACCACCTATCGCATTGTCAATTATGCGCTATCAGACGTTGTTACGCAGGGGATGAGGGATCAAGCCGGAGCTCCCAATAATCCAGAGGCGGACGCAACCGAGGATTTAACCGAAATACTTGCTCTGAATAAGGAATATTTAACGGCTTCAGCATTGTTTAGTACCTCAAATTTTACCTCTTACACCGAAACGCTCAATGCTAGCTCAAGCCGCTATCAGTGGAATGATTATACCAACTCAAACCCGATTGAAGATATTCGCTATGCAAGGGAAACCAAAATAGCGGCTGCTTCTGGCGCGGTTGGAGATATTGGAATCATCATGGGGGCGGATGTTTGGACGGAACTTGCGGATCACCCGGATATTTTAGAGAGAATAAAATACTCTCAAATCGGGATCATCACTACCGACCTTGTGAAACCTATTTTTGAAGCTGACAATCTCTATGTCGGTAAAACTCTTTACAATTCAGCCAACGAGGGGCAGACCGCTTCACTCTCAAGGGTATGGGGAAAATTCGTCCTAGTCTATCATCGGGGACAGCCAAGAATAAAGACCGCCGCAACTGCCGCGCTCATTCATGGCGGAAACTGGGTTAGAAAATGGACTGATAATGAACTCCGAGGCGCAACTGTAGTTGAAGTAGAAGAAGCATTTCAGGCAAAAGTCCTGTCGGCCAGAAGCGGTTATTTATTTTCAACCGCAGTGGCATAGGAGGTGCTTAGATGGGGATTACAGATAAACGACAAGGGAAAGTAGTATACCCGGGCGCGGCAACTATTGGAGCTTTGACTGCTACCACGCTAGCGGCGGGAGCTTCTGAAATCGGAGCGGCGGAAATTGCAACTGGAGCGGTAACAGCCGGTAAAATAGCGGCCAGCGCAGTTGGCGGGTCAAATATCAATGGGGCGACTATTGCCGGATCGTCTTTGGTTGGAGCAATTGCCGGGAGTCAACTCTCTGGCGGAATTGCTGGGAGCCAGCTATCCGGAGGGATTGCAGGGTCGCAACTTTCAGGCGCTATTGTGGGAAGTCAAATCAGCTCGGTGAACGGATCGTCAATCGTAGTGAACACTATAACCGCGGATAAAGTAACAGCGGTGAATGGAACCTCACTCGTTGCGGCTTCCGTTGGCCCGGAAAGATTATCCGGCGCAATAGCCGGAAGTCAGCTCACCGGCGGGATTGTCGGTTCGCAAATATCGTCTGTGAATGGTTCGTCCATTGTGGTAAACACCATAACAGCGGACAAGATTACTGCAGTCAACGGGTCTTCACTTGTAGCGGCATCTGTTTCGGCTGACAAAATCGCAGGAAATATTGCTGGATCATCATTAGCCGGAGGGATAGTCGGGTCGCAAATAACCAGCGTGAATGGAACATCTTTGGTAGCGGCATCTGTTGGAAGCGCAGGGTTAAACATCACAAGAGGTTCGGTTGCAATTGACGGATCTACTGCGGCAGGATTTAATCACTCGCTCGGCGCAACGCCTACGATTATGATGGTATGCTCGGTAGGTTCAGCGACTCCCGCGTATTTTACCGGGATAGGATCGGCGTCAGGAACGATCAATAACCAGAGTTCCCTGGTTGGTAGCGGGTACGGAACAGCATATTATTATTTGCAGGTTTAATAGTTTTGGGATAGAGATAAATTTTCATTATTGATTTTATCTCTCGCCCCTTAACAATTCAGAAATGAGCGGTTAAAGGGCGGGAGAAAAGGAGAAACTAAAATGCCAATAGAGGGAACAGGATACGAAAAATTTACATTAGCAAAAAGACAGTACAATTCTTACATTCCAGTACCGATTGGTACTGATACCGTTTTCGCACAGAGAACCTACATGGAGGGATCATTATCAGTCGGAACGATTGAAATCGGAGCGGTGGAATTAAAGGACGATAGCACCACCGCGCGGGCAAGGATTTTAGCTCCGGCCAGCATTACAGGAACAATGCCATCACTCGCGGTCTATTCTACCGGAGGAACTCTTAACAGTATTCCGACAGTGAACATTGGCACCTTTAGCCCCACGATAAATGTCAATCCAAGCCCAGCGGCTACGGCGATTTACGGATCGGTGAATATTGGAACAGCCGCGACGCAAATCACCGCCGGATCGTCAACCTTGCGGGATTTAATTATTTACAATGATACGGGCGCGTATTTATATGTCGGTACAAATAATTCAGTGGGAACAGCAACCGGATTCAAGCGACCAAATCAGGCAGAATGGGCAGTGAATACTTCCGCGCCGATCTGGGGAATCCTTGCCAGCGGAACTGGGAATACCTATTACTGGCAGGAGGCATAGCCATGGCAAAACCTAGAAAAGATAACTTCCCAATAATCCTAGAGCCGAACTACTTATCAATTATTCCGACTACCGGGATTTACACTAGAGTCGGAGATGCCGGCACAACCACCCACACGCTAAACACGAATGACGATTTGTTGGTGAGTGGAAGATTGGAAGTTGATGGAGCGACTTATTTAGACGGGACTCTGACGGTAGGGGGCGTGGGGAGTTTCCCATATGCTGTAACTTTTTCTTCCGGGGCTTACTTTGCGAATGATATCGGTATTGGGATGTCAGATGTAAGCGGCTTAATTATCATACCTCGGCAGACAGCTCAAACACCAGACGCAGGGGTTATCGGCACGGGGTCTTTGTCTAATTCTGTTATTTTTTGTGAGGGGGCAGATCGTCTCAACGATTTCGCTCATGCTTTACAGACTAACCCTACTCTTTACATTCAATCCGGGGACGCGAATCAGGACATGATGTATGGGTCATTGGCGCATGACCAAACGAATTTTACTATACGAACAGGCTATTCAGCGGTATCAATAGGATTTGACGCTTCAAAAGCGCAAGGCACAATGACAATGAGCGGGCTTCCGGTAGCAGAAGAAACATTTGTTGTAAACGCAACTACTTTCACTGCAAAGGCAAGTGGAGCAACGGGGGATCAGTTTAACATTGGGGCAGACGCTTCAACGACTCTAGGTAATATCGTAACGATGTTCAATGCTGGGAGTGAATTAGCGAATTGTAAAGCTTGGAAAGCTAGCGCAAGCACTGTAAACTTTGAATGGAAAACTGGCGGGGTTGCTGGCAATTCAATTGTATTCACCGAAGCGATGACTAACACAACCGTGAATGGATCGGGGACGCTAGGAACTACTAAAGCAGGATATGCGGCTACTACGCCTTTTGTTTTTAATTCAAACGGGCGGCTAGATTCAACGGGATTATATTATTGCGGAAGCAATCAGCCTTATGCTGGAGTAAATGGAGCCACCGCTTATGGGGCGTTTTATCCTCAAAGTACTTATCAAACCCCAGACACTGCATTGCTAACAACCGGAACAGTAGCCAACTCATTGATTATTTGTGAAAATGCCGATCAGAGTTACGATTTCGCCCATGCCTTGCAAACCAACCCGACCTTGTTTATTCAATCAGCGTCACAGAGCACAACGCAATGGGGAAGCTTCGCACACGATCAGACTGATTTTACAATTACAGCTGGCGCTGGGAAAATCAATCTTGCGAGTATGTCTAAACTCAAAACTTCCGCAACCTTAACCGCCTCAACCACACAGACACAAGCCGGCGGAACAGCAATCGTTTCCGATATTACGAATGTGTCAACCTGTGCAAATGCAAATGACGCAGTTACTTTACCCCTAGCAGTTGGCGGGCAGGTATTATGGATTTTCAATAATGGCGCGGCAACTTTACAGATTTTCCCGGGAGTAAGCGACAATCTTGGCGCTGGAGTTGATACTTCAAAAACATTGGCGGCTGGGAAACAGGCGTGCTTTATATCGTACGACGCGACGAATTGGCAGCCAGTATTAGGCGTGAATTTATTATAAGGAGGTAAATAAAAATGAGTTTAGAGTATCGTAAAAATGGAGATAGATTGGAAATAGTGAATGTAAGGGAAGATGTGCAGACTTATAAAGTCCAGGATTTAGAAGATGAAAAGGCAAGGTTTCAATGCCGGGTAGCCGAGATTGATGTGTTGCTCGGCAAATGCTCGGAATTGAAAGTATCAGCTGTTGCGGAAGAAGAAGAAATTATTTAAGGAGGAAAAATGGAAATATTAAGCAGGGAAGAATTAGAAGGAATTAAAATGCGGAATAGCATAATAAACATGGACAATATTCGGCTGGAGTTATTAAAAGCCGAAGCAAAAACATACCAGAGGGCAATATTAAAAAACCATGGATTAAACGAAGACGGGGAATATTCCATAGACGAAAGAGGGGAGATCAAGGAAATTGAACAAAAAGATTAGTATAATAATCGTAACACATACCGCAAAAGAGCACGCGCTGAATTGCCTGAATAATCTTTTTTTATCGGCATACACATATGAAAACAAAGAAGTCTTTGTAGTTGATAATGCCTCTAGCTATTCGGCCGAGCTAAAAGATACTTGCGATAAATGTGATTATCATTATATTGTAAATGATGAGAACCTTGCTTTTGATTTAGCGAATGAAATAGCGATAAAACAAAGCACGGGGCAATACATTTTACTGCTTAACGACGACACCTTGCCTATGAAAGATTATTGGCTTGAAAAATATATGAAATTCGCAAACGAACACCCGCAAGCTGGAGTTATCGGGGCGCGCCTTGTTTATCCTCAAGACGATACTATCCAGCATGCAGGAGTAGCGTTCAATCAGTACCGCCAGCCCTATCACATTTTCAACAAAGGCGATGTAAACGATCCGAGGATACTGCAGGCAAGACAATTCCAAGCCGTTACATTCGCCTGTGTCATGATAAAAAAAGAGTGCTACGACCAGATCGGAGGGTTTACCCATCACGAGAAAACGCCAGCGTATTACTATGAAGATATTGATTTTTGCTTTAAGGCGCGAAATGCTGGGTGGGAAGTCTGGTACAACCCCGAAGTCATCGTCCACCATTACAGCGCCCAAAGCTATATGCAGACAATGAAAAACCAGCAGGAAAGTTTTAAGCATTTACCGGAATTCATTGAAAAGTGGTTTATTGAAATAGATCATGACGACTGGAAAATGCTGGACACGCCGGAACATAATCCGCATATTGCTATCGGAATACCTCTCACAGAGGGATCAGGATGGCGATTTGACCAGCTAATGAACATGATTAAAGGATTCCATTACTGGAAAAAGAATATAACCATTATTTTTAGTATAACTGATTCCGGGCCTACATTTATGGAAAAGGTTAGAACATGGGCAAAGACCGATGGACTGATATTCAAGGAAGTCCTAATGCCTCAAATGGCGGACAACTCTCAAAATAAGATGAGTTCAGTTTATTATAACAGGGAAAAGATAAGAAAAATATTTCTTGAAAAAACCGACGCGCAATATTTGTTTTTTATTGATAGCGATGTAGCAATGGAACGAACAACCCTGCGCAAGCTTATAGACATCTGCGAATATCAGGGCGCGGACATTTCCGCCGGAACCTATTTCTATAAACTTGAAGACGAACGCGCCCGGCCTATGCTATTCAAAATAGCGGTGGCGACAGATGACTATAAAAAAATGACATTCAGAGGGCAAATGAAACTATCCAGCAATTACCCCGAGAAAAATATCGGGCTTGGCAACTTTGTTTTTGCGAGAGAAGCGATGGACGGAGGAGTTCATCAGGTACACGCTTCCGGGATGGGGTGTACTCTCATAAAAAGAAAATGTCTTGAACAAATACCGTTTAAGGCAAAGCCGACCTATGGAACTGAAGACTTGAGCTGGTTTTCGGACGCTTATGATAAAGGATATAAACTTCTGGTTGATACCGGCCTAAAAGTTTATCACCTTGACCCCAACGGATATATTTATTGCTGGTGGCAACTTCCCACAAGAGAAAGAGACGCTATCTGGGAAGTAACCCCCAACAAAAGAGAGGTTGTTAATTATGGCGTATAGTTCGGACGATCAGGTACGGTTTTATTTAAGCTCGCTTGGATCAAGCGCCGGAGGATTCGGAACTGATATTATCGGAACCGCGGCAATGGCTTATAAGATAACCGACGCGGATAGTCTAATTGATATGATTCTTTCTAAACGGTATAGCACGCCATTTACGACAACTCCCCCTGCAATAACCACGATCAGTAAAATACTTTCCGGCTGGTTTGCCTTGCGATCAGTTTACAGCGATGAAATTCCTAAGGCTTTGGAATTTGTAGAAGATGACTACAAAAAATCAATGGAATTATTGGAAAGACTGCGTAAAAAAGAAATTGATCTCCCATCTGGAACCAGCACTAGCGGAGCAGTAGAAACCGAAAAAGGATCCGCGACTCTTTATTGGTCAAATACAAAAGGCTATACACCAGTATTTGATCTTGATAGTGACCTAAACTGGAAAGTAGACCAAGACAGAATTGAAGACATAGGAAGCGCGAGGGAATAATGCAAACCGTAACACTTGCCGGGGATAAAGAATTTATCAATAAAATCAGGGCAATCTATGACCGCGCTAAAAACCCAACCAGAGCCATGCAGGCGGTCTCAAACCTCATGCGCCGTGATGTCTTGAAACATTTCAAGGACGAATCAGACGAAAGCGGTCGGTGGCCGGACTTAAAACCGGCAACATGGAAATGGAAACAAGCAAAAGGATATTCCAATATGCTACAGAACACCGGTGATTTAAGAAGAAACTGTTTGCCCGATCATACCCGCAATCAGGCGATTGTAAGAAACGATCTTGCCTATGCCGGGAAACAAAATTCCGGCAAAGGCTCTACCCCCGCACGGGAATTTATGTGGCTATCAAAAGGGGTAATGGAAGAAATAAGATACAAAATGATGTCATTCATAAAGGACGGAATTTAAGATGGCAGAACGATACGGATATAAGACCATCAAGGACGCACTAGTAACGCTTCTTGGCACTACCAGCGTTAGCGACCTTAACAGCGGACTAGCGCGAAGTGTTCAGCAGGTAATCACGCTAAAACCGGACAATATTGTTATCCCTGATCCTAAGTTTCCAACCGTTTGCGTTTGGCTGGAATCGGCGACTGAAACATTCCGGGGCGCAAGCACGCGCAAAGAATCAACCGCTATTTATAAAATAGATTTTTGGACAAAAGCTATTGGAAGCCTTGATTCCGCAATAGACGAATCGCAACTACTAGGCGATAATATTTTATATATAATTGCCAGCAAAATAAATATCACTAATCTAGGATCATCAAGGGGCTGGATAAAAGCAACGGAAATGAGGTTTGATTATAATACCGATCAAAGCGGATTTATTGCCCATGGGAATATTCGGCTTGAAGTAACCCGGGAGTTAAACTAATGATCTTGAAATATATCGGAGCAAACTGCTACAATCTTGAACTTGGAAAACTCTATCACGGGATAGAGATGGAGGTATCAAATGAGATGGGCTATAGACTTCTCGCAGATAAAGGGAATTGGAAAACTCCTGAAATGGTGGAAAGGGAAAAAGGAAGCAACGCAAAAAATATTAGCATTGAAAATCAAAACAAAAAAATAAAAGAGGACTGGAAAAGGAATAATCCCGGACTAGCGCAAAAAGAATTTATTGAAAAAATAGTAAACAAAAAGGAGGGAAACTGATATGGCACAAGGTTATGGTTATGACGCATGGGTTGGAATGGGAACTGAGGCGACCTACGGAACGCCTCAAGACAGGTTGCAGTTTTTGGAGGTTAACAGTGTAGACATCGCCGCGCAAGATGATGTAGTAGAGGGAAATTCCATTTACAATGTCGCGATGGATATTGACAATATTGCACAGGGCAGGAAAAAAGTCGCTGGCAATATGAGCTTTGATTTAAGGAAACAAGGGAACGAATTATTTTTCAAATACGCGATGGGAACACTAGGAACGGCAACTCTAGGAGCAGGCGGAACTGCGGTTGAAAGGACATGGACAATCCCGAACGCTTTGGGAACTTCCCTTTGTCTTGAAGTTGACCGGGGCGCGGCGAACTTTCTTTACCATGGAGTAAAGGTGAATGAATTCACAATCAACGGAAATAACGAGGGGATCGCTACCGTTGACGCTTCGTTTATTGCAGAAGACGAGGGAACGGTTAGCACTTCAACCCCGAGTTTTTCTACTTCTGATTATTGGCAATTTTCAAATGCCGCCTTTACTTATGGCGGTGTCACCAAAAATGTCCGCGATTTCAAAATAACGGTCAATCAAAATTTAACAGATGACCGATACCACTGGGGAAGCAGAATGACTAGGGAACCACTAAGGGCCGGACGGCTTTCAACCAGTGGAGAATTTACGGTTGAATTTGACGGTACAGTTGAATGGAATAATTTCCAGAGCATGGGAACAGGGGCATTAGTTGCCACCTATACCGGAGATGTTCTTGATGGAACAGTTGCCGAGAAGTTTATCATTACCTGTCCGAAAGTGCGATACAGCGGAGGAACCCCGCCCGTGAGTGACAGTGGAATGATTCTGCAGACAATCCCATTCGTGGCGTATGGCGATGGAACGGTAATGCCGATAAATATTGTGACAGTAAGCTCAATCGGAACAAATACGAATAATTATTAAGGAGTAAAAAATGATAATATCGGCTAAAGATTATAAGGCAAAATTTTATAAGACAGCAATAGTAGCGCTGGAAGACGGCGTTGAATTTGAAATTAAAAGAATCTCGCCGGTAGACTTCTGGGAAAGCAATGCGCTGACGGACAAAAACCCGTCAAATTTTATTAAGACGGTTGTAATAAAAGGCGTAATCAACCCCAGAGTAGCGCTGGAAGAAAAGGACGACGCTCTGAATATTTCCCATTTAACAATGCCGCATCTAAGCAGGCTGGCCGATGAAATATTAAAGTTTTCCGGAATTATAACTGAAACAGGAGAAAAGAAAGATTTTTTATCCCCAACCGGGAAGGAATAGTCCTTGATAGCATAGCTTCCCGGTA